TAATCATCCTTGAGCTTTTCTAGTTGATAACCACTAGGATCTTCAACCTTGTATCTCATAGGATCAAATAGTGCTAATACAACATCAGCATCGTTCTGTGTGCTTGAACTGTCTGCAAAATCCTCTAACTGTGGCTCTACATCACCATTCTTCAAACGAGAAGGATTAGAGATGTCACGATTGAACTGACTCACAACAACTGGTGAATAGCCATAGAAATCTCTGGCATATCTCAGTTCATCACTCATCTTATCAATTGCTTGCTTCTTGGTAGGTTGATCCTTTGTAAGTTTAAGTAAACCAATATGATCGATAACTACAATAGTTACCTCATTCTCATTATTTGGTATATACTTCTTAGTATACTCATCAATCTCTACAATCTCACCATTAGCTACAGCATGCTTCTTTAGATCTTTTGCAATACCCACTGGGTTCTCATTACCATCAACGATTGTGATAACTTCTTTCATCATGCCGATATACTCTTCCTGCATTAGAAACAAATCATGCTCATCTTTGGTCATTCTCTCAGTCCATCCTAGCAATCTAGATACAGGTATAAGAAATCCACTGTCTAGGAATATCTTTCTACTTACCCACTTTGCTAGTTTATACGTTCTACTCCTCTCCATTGATCGATATATGATTTTCAACTTGATACCATTAGTATCTCCGTTGATATACCAATCAAATGGATTAAGTACGTATGCATCATCAATGAATGAAGTCTTACCTGAACCAGTTAAGCCACCCACCAATGTGTACATAGACTTACGGATACCGATGTATCTGTTCAGTCTATCAAATCCCATAGGGATTCCATTGTTTCTACCATCTAGTCCATCCTGGACTGCTTTACTCAAATCCTGAAAACTCATAAAATTATTTTTTTACTTTAATTACGTAATGAATTGATTCAGGTTTATGGCTATCTGAATATCTATGATACATAATGTATGAATTGATAATTTGAACATTTTGTTTATTAACGGCCTCAATAAATTTATCATGCCTTTCCATTCCATTTGTACCTGTATGAAATTCAAGATGCCTGACTTCATATTTTGGGAATAACCATCTAAATAGTTTTTTCATATGTCTGTACCTCCTGTTGTTTTAACTGCTGCTTTAACTACCATTCCTTCTCTAACTAACTCAATGAAAGGCTCAAAGCTTCTCTGTGTTAGATAGGTGAGAGAGTTCTGCATATAACGTAGTTTGTTATCATTGTTCTTTACTGAGTTCTCTTTCTTCTGTAATACATCAAACTCCAATGCTGATATCAAATCATCTGCTGTATACTCACCCTCTGATAGAATAGAGTTGAACTTGGTTCTACAATCATCAATTGACCTACGTAAAGCTCTAGTACCTGAGAATGTCTTACCTGCATGCTTGAATGTATCTGTACCAGGAAAAGCTTTCCACCATCTATCAAACTCTTCGTTAGCTGGTTTCTTCTTGATAATCTTATCCTTTGGTGCTTCCTCTTTGAGGAACTTCAATACATTGTTACCTGTGAGTGTGATCTTATCATTCTCTGATATCAGTCCTTTCCTACGAATACCTTGATAGATGATTTCCATCTTAGGATCATTGGTACAAAGAGCTTTAAGATCATGACCTTCCTCCCCTAGTTTGAGAAGGAAAATCATGTCTAAGGTGAATCCAGATTTTTGTAATTCTTTAAAATGGTAAAGTGTTAATTTTAGATTCATCTCGTTGTTTTTGTAACATTTTGTCTATGTCAATCACTTGGATCTTAGCTGGTTGTCTCTTGTTTACTTCCGTTTGCACTTCGTTTCTCATCAGCTCAATATCCTCTTGTAAATATACTAAATCTTTGAGATGTTCCCTCTCATAATCTTCCATGTGTATCATATTAATAAGCCCCCCAACCAAAGAATATGTAACTTCCTTCACGTTCTGTAGATGATTCTTTGTATCTAATAGATGCTACATTAGGATTCTGATTAACCAGCTTCTTCTCCATTCTTACGAATGTAGTGGTCTTTGTTTTCTCAGTGTAGTTACGAGCAATAGCAACAGCTTCAGCCTTTGTTTTAGCAGAGTCTACTTGTCTGTCATCCCATCCTGCATACACATTGTATCTAAGTTCCCATTTACTAGTACCTTTAACAACTACATGATCAACAACACTCTTAATCTTATTAGTGTTAACCACTGGTTCTTGTTCAACAATACAGAAGCAATAACGATTACCACAATCTTCTAGCTTCTTATTAATGAAAGTCATCTTGTCCATCTTAGAACGTTTGAACTCGTCTGTAACATCTTGATAACTTGTACATGTGCTGATTGTACCATTGTATGGATCATTGCCATACTCTTCGATAGCATTCTCTACTGCTTGATCAAATGCTACTTGTTCGTTTCTACCTCTTTGTCTTGTGATAAATTCTTGTCCTGCCATAATTGTGTTTGTGTTAAAATGTGAATAAATAAAGAACTTTTATCAAGTTCTTGGTAAAATGCAATTCTCAGTAGTTTAGTACTATTCTATGTATTATCTTTGTAAGAATAATCCAATAATACTATGCTACATTTAATCCTTGCTGTAATGCTAATCTGCTCTTCATTAGGAGCTACACTCTCTAAGTTCTCTAAGTCAACAATCATTCGTTCAGAGAGAAAACATATCAAACCACTAGTGCTTGATAAGGAAGTGTAAAAGAAAAGCCCCAGATCTCTCTGAGGCTTTCTTATTATCAGAACTTGTCAAAAGTTACAAGTTTCGTCAATAGTGTATACTACCAGTATATACTTTTGTATATTAGTAATGCAAACTATTGGTTTGGATAATTATCATTTACCATGCCATATTGGTTTGGATTTTTGTTATTATCCGTAGTATTACTACTAAATTTATACGTGATTACGTATAATATATTATACATTAGGCTAATTATATGCCTTTTAGTATAATATAGTTTACATATTGTGGTAATTATCCATCATTATAGCCCAAAACATGGGTTAATGATGCTAGTAACCAACAAAGAACTTTCTAAGTCTATCCCAGACTGTAAAAATGGGTACATGGATTTCTAATCCAATCTTATCATTGAACTCATTAAGAGTCTTACGTGCTATACCACTATTACATTTCTTTGTCTTCTTGATTAGATAGATAGCTTTCTTATCAAACTCTCTATATTGTTCTTCTGTAATACTATAGAGCTCTCTTGGATTATCTACTTCAATCCAATCTACATACTTCTTCCCAATACACTCCATCTGTAGTGTGATTAGGTTCTTGATCAATTGATCACGTTGTTTTTGTGTTCCTGCCATTAAAATAAACTTAGTTGATTAGGATCAATCACAGGTACTTTCTTGCCCTGATAATTAATCTTGTTAATAATACGTTCTGCCTTCTCGATATAATAAGAATGATTAATGTTATCTAGTGGATGCTTTGGTGATAGGTGATTACATACTGTCATCAACCAATCTCCTGCTTCTACTTGTGATATAGCTGCTGCTCTTGAATCACACTCTTCATTCTTAACTTTGAGTAGTTTTTCCCCAGTGATGGATACATAGTATCTAATAAGCTTGTTATAGACTGTTGTTCCTCTATCAGATTTGCCCTCAAAGTGGAAATCCTTTGTAGCCCTCTGACGCATAGCAAAATCATATATATTTCTATGAGACCGAATGGTGTCAGCCACAGGAATACCATTAATGAAGTACTGTTCAAGAGCGATAGGCACAACCCTGCCAGACTTATTTTTATGCAGTTCAAAGTCAGTGAGAAAATCACCTTTCTTCTTAACTTCTCCATCTGTTTTAATCGCAAGGTAATCGTTAACAGTCGAGAAAATGATTTTACTGTAATCTGTTCTTTCGAGTTCATATTGTGTTAGTTTTGACCACCATGCATTAATCTCATGCATCTTGTATATGTCTGTCTTCTTGATTCTAATAGTAACACCATCAGTGTTAGCTGATATTACATGTATGCCCTCTAGTTCGTAAGCTTCAATAAGCATAAATAGAGAGAGCTCGCCAGTAATAGTTGTAAACATAGTAAGCTGCCTGTCATAAATCCAGTTTTGCATATCGCTAGACTTGCCATACACACTATTAACAGCAAGCTTGAGAGCACCAACAATACCTTTGATGCGTTTGTCCTTCTTTGCCTGGGGCTTGAGCTCCAATCTGCGGTCAAACATTTGTTTATAACCCAAAAGGAACTCTTTACCAAGATGAGAGGGATAACGCTTATTATTAATGATAATAGCAGGATAATAGCTAGACACATCCCAATCAATGATCTCATAATTCTCATCAGCTTCAAATATTTCTGGTTTGTTTTCTGTATGTAAACCACCTTTCATGAATGAATACACATTATCATAGAATGTAATGTGCTCTTTGAAATCATCCTGTAGTCCAAGCACTGTGCCTTTCATCTTCTTTAGGAAGAGTTTTAGCTGTGGTGTCTTGAACTCAACATAATCTGCAATACAGTTCTTCACTCTAATCTCCTTACGAAAGAATCCTTTCTTAGGGAGCTCTGTTAGTTTAATACCTTTCTGTTCACAATAATACTTCTTAATCATCTCATCACCAATCTTACTATCAGAATAGTTTAGACATGGTATACCAAATTCTTCTTCGATATCTTGTCGCAATTCTATCTGATTGTTACCCTTGTATAATGGATGATCACAGTTCCCTGTAGTAATCTTGTAGAACTCATAGGTTGCATGCACATCATTACGACAATAGTCCATAGTGAGAGCAATCTCTTCCTTGGTCATGTTTGTCTTTGTGTGATGTATAGGCATCTCCTCGATGTTCTCTAGATCCATCTCGAACTCTAGCCTTTTAAGGCTCACCATTCGATTCTTGTTATCATAGTGATTCACCTTGAATAAGTCTATCTGTTTGAATGATAGCTGGTCTTCTCTGAACTCAGGGAATACCTCAAAGTTAGCATCATGGATAACGTCTGCTGCTTTCTGTGCAATCTTAGCTGTAATCTCAAGACCACTAGCTTCATGCCACTCCTCATAACTACGTAACACCCACTCAACAACCTGTGCATCAAAGCGTAGATTGTTATAACCTACCCAATAGTGCTCAGGGTTGTCGTGTAGAAGTTTGATAAAACCATCAAAGTTATTATGCCATTGACTGATTAAGAAATCATATCCCTTGTCTTCTTGTGGATCGTAGACATGTATGAGAAACAGCTCTTGCATCGTTTCAATGTCATAAATAAATACTTTCATGATTCTATTATTTTATACGTTTCATAATGTATTGAGTAGCTTCTAACCACCCCTCATCATAACTTTCTTTTCTAGCTAATAGCTCTTGTTCTTTCTCCTTAGGTAATAGTGATTCAATCTTATCTTCAATCATTCTTGGTGTGTCCAAGTCCATTGGTAATGTTTTTCTAACCCATTCCAATAGTTCTTGCATTGCTGTTTTATTTTTCACCATTATCTAGTTTGTTATGGAATGCTCCTTCTGCTGGATAGTCTTTGTTATCCCAGAAATACTCACAGCTACCATCCTCTTTGATAGGTGGTGTCATGAAATAAGATTGATAGTCACTAGCCTTAGCTGTATGTCTATGACAGTTATTCTTGCGTGGACACTCAGTCCCTGCACACATTGCTATATCTGGCATTATCTTTTACTTGTTAAACTATCTAACTTATTCTTAATATCTTGAACTACCATAGGTGGATATTCCTTAGCAAATACTGATCTCCTACCTTGATTATCAGCACTAGCAATGTGGTTTTGCATTTCTTCTTGCCACATAGTTAATCCCTGCTCTAATACGTATCTCTCAAACTTGTTTAACTTTTTCATGATTTTTGTTGTCTAAATAAAGCTGGTTGTTTTTGTTCGGGAAAATGTCTATAACCTTTTAAATCATAGGTTATATATTGTCCCATTCTAAATTCTACTATTAAATGGTTCTCTGAATAATCTATTATTCCATTACCATATCTTTCGTCATAAACTTTATCTCCTCTTTTAAATGCTATATCACTCATTGTCTTGTTGATAAGTTGGTAGTTTTGTATGTACCCGAAATATGTTTTCATTTCCTAGAAAAGCTTGTGTGTACCAAAATTGAGCTGGTTGGTAATATCTCGATCCATCGATTTCTACCATAGTAGAATTCATACGTAAAAACTCACTAACCTCGTCTGAGAGCTTAACATTAATTATTGATTCATTTTTCATCTTATTTACGTTTAAACTTTTTTTGTGATTCCTCGTCATAAGGATGTAATGTAAAGTCACTATAATCATAATCATTAACTAAGCTATGATGAGAAGGTATCTCTACCTCCTCACCACGTGCTAATCTGTTTACAGCTCTCTTCATTCCCTTACGTACAGCTCTCCAATAGAGGGCTGATTTCTTGGCATTACGAGGTGCATCCTTAATGATTGGCTTCTTAGTACTTCTAGACATATATCATCGCTCTAATGCAGTCTTTGGTCTGTATGTTTTGATTTCTCTAACATTCCATTTCTCCATCCACCGTTGTTTATCACGAAGATACTCCTTTTTCAGCTCTTTGTCAATATGCTCAAATGCTGATTGTACGCTGATAGTTGCTGTTTTCATTATACTTCTACAGTTAAACGCTTCAATAACTCTGCATTGTTATACACTGCTGGTAATCTATCTGTTGTACCATATACATTGATTTTACCATTCTTGTTACGAGTAACAGTGATATGTACAGTTGTTTTCTTAGGTGACATGTATAAACGGAATGTATTATTACCTAACACACCATAGCTACCATCAATCTCCCATGCATAACTAGCACCTGCTGCCCATCCTAGGATAGCATACTTCTCTTCTGGGTTGATTGCAGCAATCTTTACCTTCTCACCATTACCTAATACTACATCAAAGTTACCTGTATTGTATTTCTCTAAATCAAAGTTTAATAATTTCATCTTGTTATTGTTTAATTGTGAATACTTCGTCTTCTGTTCTTTTTCTTGGTGGCTGATAGCTTCTAACGAGCCAGTTTTTAACCTCTTGTGGAATTTCAATCTCAGCCACCTGAAATATATCATCCCATTGTTTCTTACCATAACTGTTTACTGATTGTTTGTGAAACACTAAATAATCAAACTTAGTAATCGCCAACCTCATCCTATGATTGCATTTATCACACAAATAATGCATTGAATGTGCTCCTTGTCGCTTGTAGTATTTCATTAATGTCTCTACATTGTGAACGTGACCACATGATAAACAATCTGTGTAATGCTGCTCGATAGGATTAGTTCTAACGATACGATGTTCTGCTTTTTTTCTAACTTTAGTTGACTTTGTCATAATTCTGTGTCTAAATCTTCTTGTACTTTATCCCAATCAATCCAATGTGGTTCTACCATTTGTTGTACTGGTTCACCACAATATGTGATCATCTTTGATCCTGTTATCTCAAATGAATCATCACCAGGATAACCTGATCCATCGCTGTAATACATAACTGCTGGTTCATAATGATGTTCCCAGAACACTTCTAGTTGACACCATAAATCATCATTATCAGGATGATAACAATCTACATAACTACTTCCTTTTGTTGTTGCCATAATTATACATGTAATACATAATGTGCCAATAATACTAAACCTACTACCCACAGTGACCATATTCCAATGGCTGTGTATACTATTGTCTTTTCTCTTTTATCCATTATTTTCCTATTTTAAACTGTACATTTTTACCCACTTCAGGATGTTTAACATACATGTATGTGCTAAAACTTATAAACAGGATTACCGCCATAAGCAGTAACCCTGATATAATAACAGATATAAGCTTTGCGAGCTCTTTGTCACCTCTGTTCATTAGTCTACAATTTTAGATATTAAACTCTGCTTTAGAATAGTGTCCATAAACTTATTATAACGAGCATAGGCTACTTCTAGCTCTGTGTCCGTGAATACATAAGGTAATGCAATACCATTCTCTTTCAGAATAACACCACGATACTCATGGTTCTTATTACTCAACTGACGTGGATTCTCCACTCTGATCAACTTCCCTACACGTGTTTTCATACAAATATTCATTTAGTTTAATTATAATACTCTTGCCAGTTTGTCCTGGATAGATACGTTTGAACTTGAAATACTGTTGTCTACTGTACCAATCTTGAGGCATATCAAAGAATTCCACTACACAATAGTGGTATCTAGAGTTGGCTCTCATCACTAGGATGTTCTTATCATTTACTGTTCTAAAGGGAATCTTTTCCTCTTTGAGATACTTTACTATTGCAGATCTTACTGTCCTAGCCATTTCTACAAATAGACACGGAAGTGATCTTTGTACAATATCACTTTCTTAGGTGTTCCCTCAAATGTCATTCCCTTTGGTAATTCTACTCCAACCTCTGGTTGTACAGCAATAGCTGCTGGTTTAGTTTTAGCCTTATATTTCACAGGCTCTTTACCCTTTAATACAACAGAGATAGCGTATATCTTTTGAGCAATAGCCTTTGGAGTTCTATTCCATAGCTTTGCGTAATAGCGTGATAACGCAGCAAGTGTACCATACTGCTTATTCTTGATAGCAGTTGTTAGTGTATCTAATTGTTCTGGTGTGTAAAACTCAACTGATTTTGTCTTTTTCATGATTTGTTAGATTTTTGCAAAACAACACATTGCTGATGTGTCGAAATACTTTGTGAATAAATACTTTCCTTTTTTTGTTGTAAATATAGTGTGCTCAATAGGATCAGCAAACTCCTTCGTCCGCACAATAGTTTCATTCCTTGCTTCAAAGAATGTGTCAATAGTCTCTTGTACACCAACTCTGGTGCTGAATGTCATAATGAAATTGTTCTTAAACTTGGCTATGTGGTCTGTTAAATATCTAACAGACGCACAAAAGTCAAGATCATACAATGTATTAGGTTTATCAGCATCAGCTTCTAGTATATCACCATAGACTAAGTTAATAGGTACTTTCTTAAGTGTGAGTAATTGTGTGACTGCTGTTGTTGCATCGTTCTCGAATATCTGAAAGTTCTTGTATCCGTGTGACATTCTCTTTTCTAGATATTCATTGATGTCAGGACCAGCTAGTCCTACAATATTCTCAAACTTGTACTTCTCTAATAAGAAGTCTAACACAACATGCTTGTTAGTAGCATCTAGATATGTTTTCTTTAATCTTCCCATGGCTCTAAGTTTTCTCCCCAAGTTTGAACCCATTCTTCATCATCTTCACCCATGTGTGCACAAAGTGTTACATAACCTTCTTCAAGAATAGGATCACCATCTTCATCAGCATCTATCATAACATATCCATCATTCATTAGGATGTCATTGATATGATTAATGTCCATCATGTGTAAAAGCTCATCATCAACACCATAATCCCAAAAACCAATTTGGTCATGTGCTGCTAGTATTCTTTCTGGCATATCTGGATTAGTCTGTTCTTGAGCAATGATGTACATGTGTACAGGAAAACCATTCTCACGAATGTATTTATCCTGATCATGTGGCACTTTGTCAAGCGTGTGTACATGCAAGTATGAATAATCACCATCGAATGTGCGTAATTGCACATCCATGGCGAACATCATATCTTCTTCCAATTCCTTGGGCTGGTAGTTAATTAAAACTAATTTGGCTAATTGATACATTATATATCTCCTCTAAGTTTAGCTATCTCTGCTTCTAGGTCTCTAATCTTTTGCTGTTTGATCTCTTCACTTCTATTAGCAAAGATGTCAATGAACTCATCAACAACAGTCTTGCTACGTTGAACAATCTTATCTAGCTCATGATCAATGATTGATAAATCAATACTTAACGACTCAGTATAATGTACTTCATTATAATCATGAATAGTAATGTCAACTGGTTTACCATGTCTATTAAACTGTACATGAATATAATCCTTTACATCATTAGCATATACGTCTACATGATCATTGATTTGTACTCTACTGTCGAAATACTCTTGCTTTTGTATTTCTACTTTTAATGCTTTTGCTAGTTTTACTAGCTCTTGTGCTTGTGTTCTCATGTTATACGAAATTTAACTCTGAATAATAAACATTCCATGTACTTAGAGTCTTATAGAATGGTTTTGTCTTTTGATCATTGATATTCTGTTGAAATACAACAGTAATTTGTGTATCATTACCATTAGAATAAGACTTTTTAGCCTCTTCTAATTGTTTCTCTGATAACACTGTGCAATATCGAGTCCTATGAAATGCTCTCTTTGTCATTTGTCTAAGTTTGATATGATGTTAAAATTACCTAATACTATTACTTTTTCACCTTTGGTATCAAAGGCGATGCCCCTACCACATATTCTAAACTGATTAGTGTGATAAGTCCCATGCTCTGTCTTGATAGTGTACTTCATGTCACTATCTATCTCATTAATAGCTTTTACAACAGCCCCACCTATTAGTAGAGCTGCTGCAATTGCCATAATGAAATACTTCATTACTTCACGTTCTGTTTCCATTAGTAACCGATTTGTTTCAACAGCTCTATGTTAGCCTCAACAATAATGAAGCCACGTGTTACACCTAATGTGGTGAATGTGAACTTCGCTATCTGCACGAACTCATAGTACTGTGTTGGTAGTAACTTAACCTTTTTCATGATTGTGTTATTTAAGTGTGAATAAATAGATTAAGATAAAGAGCTAGTCTATAAGTCTAGCCCTTTATGTAACACCTCTGTTCTAACTTCTAACCCTTATCTGTAAGCACAACTATTCTAGCGAATACTAATGCCAATATGCCTGATATAATAGCACTCCATGAATGACCGATGTAGGCCATCCATGTAAAGTTTGCTATCATCATCACACACAATAATCTCCATGTAAACAACTCAATATTTCTCATAATGCTATATTATTTGTTCTTATGACTATCGTAAGATAATACACCAAATGCACCTGTAAGAGATGCAAATACAAATACAGCACAGTATGCCTCAGTGTGTTGAGGATCCGTGTACCAACTAGTTATACAGAATATCTGTACAGCCATAGAAACTATTATAATTATATAGCTTCCAACCAATAACTTCCTATCACGCTTCTCAGCTTCTGTAGGAATAATACCTTTCATGCTTCTCATAATGTGTGTGTTTAAATTGTTATTGAACTCCAGCACATAGCACTGTAATTGACTCTACTTCAGTCGATACTCCTAATTGTTTACATAATAGATACCATGCACGATTAGAAATCTCATCATTGTATAGTATAATGTATGCACCATTAGGAAATACTGACCAATTAAGATCAAGTAGCCTTTGCTGTTGTTCTTCTGTTAAAAATGTATTCTCCATGTCTTTAATTGATTGTGTGAATGATATGTAAAAATAGATAGTTTTAATAAGCCAGATCTATCAACTGAGCACAATGATCAACACCTCAATGTGTTGTGTGAGTTTAGTTGTTAACTCATAACCAGCATTGTTTCATCAGCACTTATGCTATGCTATCATAAGAGGAAAACCTCTTACTCTATGATATTATCCCCTCTGCATTCAGATGAGTATGAGGGTGCGTTTAGAGTTTATAAAGTTCTACATACATTATATGACCTAACACCAGTCAATGTATGCATTCTCTATAACTCTCAAACATACTCATCTGCTATCCCTTGGGAAGATAGAATGATGCATTAGTCAATAAGTAAAGATTCATAATAAGCTAACATCTTCTCATGTCTACTAATAACAAGATCAACACGAGCTCTTCTATTTTTCTCTAGTTTATATTGAGAAGAATATAATGTATCATAGTTATCCTTAAGCTTAGGTAATCTCTTACTAATCTTATCAATACGTTTCTGTATATACTCTCTAGTCATATTGTTTATGTTATTGCTATATATTTCTATTCAATACTGTATTCTACCACCTATTAAAACACCATAGATTACCCATTACTGTCTCCACGTAACCTCTTTCATACACAAATAATATATATTCTGATGCTATTTTATCCCAAAAGTTTATTTCTCTCTAAGGGACAATGTTAATATTGCATCATTTTTGTATATGTGCTCCTTTTTGACTACCCACCCTGATGAAACTCTTTCCCACCCTATATATAATGTAGAGCCCCGAAGGGCCCTACACTACTATTAGAATACTAAGAACTCCTCAGGATTAAGAGCACCTTGTGTTTTGAACTCCTCAACAACAATGTTATCAACATTGATGTCAATTGATTCTGATGCTGGCATCGTGATAACGTTGATTGTAACGTAAGCTCCTGTCTCTTCATCAACAGTGCGAGTTACTTGCTCAGTGATAGGGAAAGCTAACAACTGACCAACCTTGATAGTCTTAGCGCGTAAGCCACGACTAACTGCTGGAGAGCACAATACTCTATCAGCCATACCTTGCTTGTTAATAACTGTAACAACAAGACGTGGAGCGTCTGTTGCTTTGTTCTCCAAGCTGTTTTTGTTAAGACGAAGAGTTGCTCCTGGTCCTGCTAGTTCTTGCAAAGTTCCGATTGAGTTGATGTTGCCTTGAACCTCTTCTAATTTTTTCCAATTAAGTGCCATTGTTTTTGATTGTTTAAATGTTAAAGCAGGGGGACTACCCCAACCTGCCAAGTTATGGGAGGGGTCTTGGTTGGAAGTGGACTTCCCTCTCATGCACACGATAGGGGTGGGCCCTAGGAAAAAAATTTTATTTTCTCCCCACTCTTACATTTGGATAGTAATAAATTTCTCTCGATATTTGGGGGGGATAAGGGGGGGCCCATCTAAATCCATTATATATGATACTATTACAACTATCATCCCCTAAGAACTTTGGTATAGGGATAAGGTATAAGGCAAGACATCTTTCTAACTATATCATTAGGGAGTTGACAGTTGATCTGTTATTATTTAACGTTTGTCTTGTATATACAAAAATAAATGCATAATATAGCATTGGAATATTTACTATGACATTGATATTCCAAACATTATACATATATTTGCCACAAACTAAATATGGAAACTAGTAGCAAGAAGATAATTGTCCAGAAGTTCTTACGTAAAGTGGAGGATGATTATGCTATGGCTGAGAAATATTACAGTATGCTCTCTACGATTAATGATTTAAAGTTGACACAGAGAGAGGTACAATTGGTAGCATTTACAGCTATAAGAGGAAACATTTCTTATTCTAATATTAGAGAAGATTTCTGCAACAAGTACAATTCCACGAGTCCTACGATTAATAACATCATAAGCAAGTTAAAGCGTATAGGAGTGTTTGTAAAGGATGGAACGAAGATAAAGGTGAATCCAGTGATTCTTCTTCCGTTTACAGAGAACATTACGTTGGAGTTAAAGATGGAACACAATGGCTAGACCAATGACAGATAAGGAGTTTCTCATTAGAACTATAGCTAGTAAGCTGTTAGTGAGTGAGAAGACTATTGAGGCTGTTATTAATCACCAGTTCATTTCTGCAAACCAAGCCATGGACACTAACAAGAGTGTCGAGATCAGTGGATTTGGTAAATTCATGTTCAATGAGAAGAAAGCTGCCAGGAGATTAAAGACGTATTTGATAAAGAAGCATGATATGCATTCTATTATTACGCATCCAGAGGCAACAGCAGAACAAATAAGAAAGGCTACAGTCATTTACAATGACATGGTCGATCACATAGCTTTACTTAAACCAAACATAAGCGATGAATTTCTCACAGATTTACGAGGGTTGGAGGAACAAGTTGATTCCGCCAGCACAAATGAAGGAGACGATATTACAGGTCTCTAAAGATAGATTAGCAATTTGCAGAGATTGCCCATTCCATTCTAGTAAGCATGCTTCTATACGTATAGATGAGCATTGCACAGATTGTGGATGTCCATTGTCAGCAAAGACGAAGTGTATGTCATGTGATTGTCCAAGAAGTTATTGGAAGGCACATGTGACAAACGAAGAAAACGAAGAATTAAGTAAGCTATGAATAGACCTATCATAAAGAAGGTTCCTCTGGACGATTTAATAGAGATTCTTACAGACCTATATAATAGGGGTGTGGACTATATTGACTTGTTAGCTCCTGAGGATCCCACAGAAGATGATAGGATGACAATAACGTTTACAAAAGAGTACATGTCTGAGGAGGCATTGGATAGCTTGAGTGAGAATGAACTAGCAGATGATGAGGAGGATATATTAGATATTAAGATAACGGCCAACAAGTTATCTGATGATGATTTAAACCAATTGCTATGAAACCCACAGCGTATGAACAAATCCTTTCTGTTCTAGTTGAACTGAAAGAAGCGTTCCCTAGTTACAATCTAGGTAGACATTTAGATACAGCCCTTAGTGAATACAAAGACACATGGGGAATGACAGATAAAGAGATGCTATATGCTCTCAATAGATACAAATCACAGCTCACCCTTGACGTTCCTCATCCTGACGATTCAGAGATAGATAAGATAGTGAAAGAAGGTATGAATCTTCACACTATATTACAAGAGGATGAAGAGGATATAGACGAATAAGCTACATGGCATTAAAGAAAACTACATACATTAACACTGAGCTCGAATGGGCAGAGCAACAATTAGCTTCTTGGAAGCAATACGTTGATGCTAACCCAATGCACGAGTTAAAGGACAGGATTGAATGGAAACCTACAAGCAAAGGAGGCATGTTACCTATGGTGATTGCATCTATTGAAGCTCAGGGTAAGTTCATTCAAGAGACAATGAAGAACTATCTAGCTCTATTAGAGGTGGTGGATAAGTTGAGAGAGAAAGAAGAGGCAAAGGTTGAGGTTAGAGGTGGTTCATCTCTAGGATCTAAAGCTGATAAGTTTTTAAAGGAACGTAGTGGAACTGCTTAAGATAGATTATAAGGATTGGTTAATGTGCCAGAAGCGTCTTCCAGACAAGGAGTCTGAGGAATATGATGCTTTCTTTGCATTCCATGAGGAGCTCTGTAAGAACGGAGCTATGATGGGAGATACATACATTAATCCATTCCTATATTGGCATCTAAATGCATGGCATACAGAGGTGGACGTTATAGATGATTATGGACGTATCGCACAGAAATATGCTAACCCATCACTAAGAGATAATGAGTGGGTAGTATCTACAGAGATTGACAGAGCACAACAAGAACGTAAGGGCCTAGTTATTCTAGGAATCAGACGTTTTGCTAAGTCTGTTCTAGAGGCTTCTTATGTGTCACATGGTGCTACATTTGATGAGAACTCACAGAACATTATTGCTGGTCTGAATGCAGCCGATATTAAGCTGATTACAGACAAGATTGACAAAGGACTTAACCACTTACCAGCTGCTTGGCAGTGGCAGAGAGTTGAGGATAACTGGAAGAATCAGGTAACATTAGGTGTAAAGACAAGAGGTGGACAACGTATCCCCTTCTCACAGATATTAATACGTAACCTTGACGAAGGTAATAACGAGGAGGCTATTGCAGGTACAAAGCCTAGAAGACTAATTATAGATGAAATTGGTAAGGGATCTTTCCTACGAGGCTTCCAAGCTGCTGTTCCAGGTTTCACAACACCCTTTGGCTGGGGTTGTGCACCGATTCTTACTGGAACTGGTGGGGATATGAAGAAATTCATGGACGCTAAGTCCTTGATGTTTGATGTAGGTAACTACAATTTCTTAGAATACAACAATGCCAAAGATGAAACTCGTGTACACGGGCTATTCATTTCACATAAGTTTAGAATGGAAGCTAAAGAGGAATCAACTCTTGGTGCATATCTAGACTTACCAGAGGGTAATGATCTTCATAACATTAAGATGTTAGTATCCAATGAAGAGCTTGCCACAAAAATAACCAACGACAATTTAGAGAGGCTTAAGAAAGCTGGTGATAGGGTTGCCTATCTAAAGGAGAAGATGTACTATCCACAAGAAGTGGATGATATTTTCTTGAATGAAGATACCAATATATTCGATATAGAGGGAGCAAAACGACAAAAGGCTAGACTCTTACAACAAGAGCGTACAGGCATACCAGTCGTGCTATATGATGATGGAGAAGGTGTTAAGCATGAATTCACAGACAAGCTGCCCATCTCCAACTTCCCTCTTAAGAATTCAGATTTAAAGGATGCTCCTGTAGTGATATATGAGTTTCCTATTGATACACCTCCTTATGGACTGTATGTAGCAGGAGTCGATCCATACCGCCAAGGTAAATCATCCTACTCAAGTTCATTAGGTTCTGTATACATATATAAAAGGATGCATGAGTTAACAGGCGAGAAATATCAAGATATGTTCGTAGCTTCGTACTGTGCACGTCCTGATAAGAAAGAAACGTGGGAGGAGCAAGCACGACTTCTTATCAAATATTACAATGCTAGAACATTGTGCGAGAATGATGAGATTTCATTCATTGATTACATGATCTCTAAGAATGATGCACACTATCTAGAGAGACAACCAGATTGGTTGAAAGAGATTGTACCTAATACCACTGTAAGACGTGACTATGGTATACATAGATCATCTGAGAAGATTAGAGACTTCTTACATGGTTGTTTGAAGAAGTATACAGAGGAAACTCTTGTTACAGAAAGAGATGATGATGGTAACATAATCTCTGAGACTAAAGGGATGGTTAAGATATTTGATCCTGTATTGTTAGAAGAAATGATACAGTATAATGAGGAGGGTAACTTTGACCGTATCATTGCAGCAGAACTAGCTGTAGCTATGGCCATGAAGATGGATCCTATTATGGGAAAAATTGGTGGTACAGGTGATGCAAGGGTGATGTCAATGCAGAAAAGAAACAAAAACAATAAATTATTTACAGAATCTTCCAGTGTGTTTAATTCTGGTGGAGGAAAGTATAAACGTAAACTGTTTACATAATGGCAATTATTAGATATACAAAAGATGCAACGATTAGATATGCGTATCTAAACATCTTCCCTGATCAGTTTAAGACTGAGAAGGAAAAGCAAGATGAGAGTTGGATCAAGAATACTATGGACTACTTTGCAAACAAGGCTTATGCTGAGTATGTAAAGAACCGTGATACGTTTGTTAAGAACTATGACTTAGTGAAGGGTATCTTACGTCCTGAGGATTTCTACCAAGAGCCAGAGGTAAGAAGCTTTACAGATATGCTTACAGCTGATTTGGCTTTACCATCTTATGTAAAGATGTATTCAATTATCACTACACCGCTTAATGAGCTTGTTGGTGAGATTTCAAAGAGACCTGATGCATTCCGTGTTAAGGCATTTGATGATGATAGTAAAGCTGAAGAGTTAGAATATAAGACAGGTATTCTTCAGGAGTATGTTATCTCCACTGCTAAGCAGAAGATTTTAGAGAAAGCTGCACTAGCAGGAGAAGAACTACAAGATGAAGACTTACAGCAACTGACAATGGAGCAAGTTCAAGATGAGCTTGATTCATATACATCTGTAGCAGAGAAATGGGCTAACCATGTATTGACAGCTAACAAAGCTGACTTTGTTCTTAAAGAGAAATCAGAAGATGCATTCCGTGATATGTTAATCTCTGCTCGTGAGTATTATCACATCTATGAGGATAACTCTAAGCTTGGATTTAACATTGAGGTGGCTAACCCTAAGAACACTTGGTTCTTAACAACACCAGATCGTAAGTATGTATCAGATCCTACAGGACGTGCTCAAGGTGCGTATGCTGCTGGTACTGTGCAAGTTATGGAATTGTCTGAGATTATCGAATCTATTCCTGACTTAACTAAAGAAGAGATTGACCACTTACGTTCATCTCTACAAGACTATGGTTTGATTAACGTTCGTGAATCTAATCTAGGTAATCCAGATGCTACACCAGGTCAAGACTCAGTGCAGTATGATACATATGATCCTCTTGTGTTACAGACACGTATGATCATTGAATCAGAGATGAAGGAGAACAATGATGGATTAAAGGACTTCTTAGGACTTACATCAAATGTGTCTTCATTTGGATACAAGTATGTAGTTGTTCGTTGTTATTGGATCTCTAAGAAGAAGATTGGTAAGCTTATCTACTTAGATGATATGGGCAATGAGCAATCTATGCTAGTAGATGAGACATATAAGTCAGGTACTATTCCTACGCAACAATCATTAGAGTGGGGATGGATTAACCAGTGGTATCAAGGAATCAAAGTGGGACCAGATATCTACCACATTAAACCTTACAAGTTATTAAACTACTGCCCTATCATTGGTTTGGTGCATGAGGTGAAGAATACAGAGGCTAAGTCTTTAGTAGACTTAATGAAGCCGTTCCAAGTTCTTTATAACGTTTGTATGAATCAATTATACAAGTTGTTAGAGAAAGAGGTTGGTAAGGTGTACTTAACATCAATCAGACATATACCTATTCCTAAAGATGGAGATGCACAAGATGCTCTTGACATTTGGGAAATGGAAGCACGTAACCGTGGTGTAATGTTTATTGATGATAGCCCAGAGAACTTAAAGTCTCCATCATCATTTAACCAGTTCCGTGATATTGACCTTACGCGTACACAGGAGATCCAATCTCGTTACAACTTAGCTATGCAGTTGAAGCAAGAATGTTGGGAACTAATTGGTATGTCTAAGCAACGTTTAGGTTCTGTTGCAGCTTCTGAATCTGCTACAGGTACTAATGCTGCCATCACACAATCATACTCACAAACTGAGCCATTATTTGTGGCACACGAGTATGTATTAGGTCAGTTATACCAAGCAATCATTGATGCATCATTATATATAGAAAGTGCTAAGCCACAATCTACTCTATCATACATTACTAATGAGGGTGAGTCAGCATTTGTACAGGTGAATGGATCTGATCTTAAGTTCCGTGATCTTAAAGTGTTCTTGACTAATCGTCCAGAGGATAAGCAAATGTTTGGTGAGATTCGTAGCTTATCTCAAGCTGTTCTACAGAATGGTGGATCATTACACGATGTTATTGAGCTATATTCAACTAACTCTATGAGAGAGATGAAGAAGGTGTTCAAGACATTGAAAGATCGTCAAGAGCAAATGCAAGATCAACAAATGCAGATGCAACAGCAGCAACTTGAACAACAACAACAAATTGCTCAAGCTCAGATGCAACAAACTGCCCAAGCTCAACAAGAGAAGATGGCTAATGATAACTACAATGCTGAACTTGATCGTATCAATAAGAAAGAAATTGCTCTTATTGCGGCTGAATCTAAAGCTGGTCCTTTGACAGATGCAGATGCGTCAGGTGTTCCTGATGTATTAGAGATCTCTAAGTTACAGTCTGAAGAGTCTAGAGCAGCATCTGACTATGCACTTAAGCTATCAGAGATTCAAAAAGATAATAAAGCTCATTCAGATAAGATGGCTTTAGAGAACAGAAAGATAGATGCTGAACTTAGAAATCAGGACAATGACCTAGAGATTGCTAAGTTGAATGCTAAGAACAGAGCATCAAAGAGTAAGTAATTCTAATCAAATAGGTTAGAGTAAAATCTATTAATGCTATATTATCAACAATAATCAGCATTATAGACTCTAATCTATTTGTTATTAATTTAATACAACATATTTTTATATCGAAAACCAATTAAAAAAGTTTAACTACATATGGCTGATAATTTAGAAACCCCAGATTTTGGGAACTTTAGTATTCAGAGTACAGTGGAAGGAATGGGTAGTCAAGAGTTATTAAATGACTTATTGGGCCCTGACACATCTACAGCTAACCCTGATGATATCCAGGATATCAATACTCCAGATCCTGAACCTGCTGCTGCAGCTCCTAAGAAGAAAGCAAAACCTGCTGCTTCTGATGAAGACACTGACGATCAAGAAGATAAAAAGGTAGATGAGAAAAAATCTATCACTGACTTCTTATATGATGATGACACAGAGGAAGAGGAAGAAGAAACTCCAGCTGCCGCAGCTCCAAAAGCTGATGCAACTGAAGAAGATAATGAGGAAGATGCTCCTGCTTCAACTCAGTTTGCTGCTCTATCTAACGACTTGTTTAAACTTGGTGTATTCACTAAGGATGATGAAGAAGAAGAGATTAACATCTCAACACCAGAAGAGTTCTTAGAACGTTTCGAGGCAGAGAAGAAAAAAGGTGCTATTGATGTTGTAAACAACTTCATTGGACAGTTTGGTGAAGACTACCAAAATGCATTCCAAGCAATCTTTGTTAATGGGGTTAATCCTAAAGATTATTTCAGCACATATAATGCTATTGAGAATTTCTCTGATATGGATTTATCTGATGAGACAAATCAAATAGCAGTCCTTAAACAAGCTTTAGCAGATCAAGGTTTTGATCCTGAAGATATAACCTCTGAGGTTGAAAGACTGAAGAACTATGGTGACTTAGAAAGCGTTGCTGCTAAACATCATAAAGTGTTAATAAAGAAAGAAGCTACAAAGCTTCAGAAATTGGAGCAAGAGAGAGCTACCCAGTTACAACAACAAGCTGCAATCAAACAACAGTATCAACATAATGTTGCCACTGTGTTACAAGAAAAGGTTAAAGCGAAAGAGTTTGATGGCATCCCTCTTAATCCTAAACTAGCTACAGAACTACAAGATTTTCTTTTGGCTGAGAAGTGGAAGACACCATCTGGAGAAACATTGACAGATTTTGATCGTACCATTCTTGACTTAAAGCGTCCTGAAAACCATGCGTTGAAGGTGAAGGTTGGTCTTCTATTGAAGATTCTTGAAAAAGATCCTACATTATCAACCATTCAAAAGTCAGGAATCTCTAAGAAGTCAAATGAGTTATTTGGTGAAGTTGCTAGACAAGCATCCAAGAGCTCAGTAAAATCTAAAGGATCTAGTACTAGCCCTACATCTTGGTTTGCATAAAACAATAATAAATTAGTAAATTAAACATAAACAAAAATGGCAATTCAAACAATCCCAGGTTTAACTGGTTTTACTTATGCTCGCGTTGCGTCAATGGACAAGCGTGCAGTTGGTAAGTTAACTGATTCAAACCACTTGGAAAGCTTTCACTCAACTGAGCCAGCAGACTACGATAAGAAGATTATCTCTCTGTACACTCAGAGCTCATTGTACAGCAATGACTTCTTGGACATGATCAACAAGTCAACTCCGTACTACATTGACAACAATAGTGATGCTTGGAAGTGGCAAGTACAAGTTCCTTACAAATTCCCTAAAATTATCGATGTTCCTGCTACTACTCTTCAATTAGAGAAGCCAGGTATCGATGGTCAGGAATTCCAAATCATTTTGGATACTAACGAATTCTCTAAGAACGCTATCGTTTCTGTAGGTACTCGTCAGTATGGTCCTCGTTTCTATGTGATCAAAGATCCACAACCATGGAACATGGGTTATTTGTACACTGTTACTTTAGTAACTGATAACCCAACTGTAGATTTCGTTTCTTCTATCTTCTTACAAGTTGGTGTTGAATTAGAATTAGTTGATGCTGCTATCGGTGAATTCGATCAAGACTTATTAGGTCTTCCTCGTTTAGGTGAGCAAATCACAATGTTTGAATCATTAGGTTCTGCATATGGTTATGAGCACAAGATCACTGAATGGGCTGATGATAAGATGATGGTTGATGCTTCAGGTAAAGCGTTAGACATCTTAGTATATGCTCCACAACGTCGTAACCAATTACCTTTAACTCGTAATGATGTTAAGTGGGAACCGTTTGTTGAGTTCTGGATGCGTAAGTCTATGTTAGAATTGAAAGTTAAGCGTATGATCTGGGCTAAGCCTGGTACTGTGAAGACTAACGGTTCTAAGCAAGAATTAAAGCGTACATCTGCTGGTGTTTACCACCGTATGCGTAACAATGGTAACTTAGTACAATACAACCGTGGAGAATTCACTGCTAACTTGATTCGTTCAGTAT